CTGCGCTTGCCGCTTGGGAAATTGGGGTCGTCCTGCATAATCCGCACCTCCGCTTTGAGTGTGCCGACCCCCAAGTCGCCACCTTGGATGAAACACGTGGCGGTGCCGTCTGGGTTGACCTTGCAATTGGTCAACACGCCATTCTCACGGCCACATGCGTACCTGCCACCGCCTGTGCTTGTGAATATCACCATGAAGTCGCCATCGGGAAAAGGCTTGTGGTTCCCCTCCGTGCCCAACCGAAGACGTACGTAGAAGTCCTCGTTGTAATTCTTTCTCGCTAGCGGTGTCAAGCCGCGGTTATTGTTGCAATTCATTATGTCGTGGTGCATTATTAATTTACAAATTTAAACAATAGATACCTGTTGGGTATTTTATTAGGGCAAAATTAATGTTTTTTATCTAGTATATTATATTGACGAGTTAGCGTCGGCCTAGAGGTCACATACCCACTCTTCGGAATACCGATAAAGCGGAGCTCCTTTATATTCTTTTGCGACGCAGGAGAACGTGACAATCTTTCCTTTGGGCAGCGTATAGGTCCTGTCAACGGCAATCTTACCATATTCCAACTTTGTAACACCGTTGTCAATTTCTAATCTTTCAGACTGCGAAAGGACATGAACGACCTTGCCAAGGTCTCCATCAAGGCAGTATATTGTCGTCGCTTCTGTATCCTTTATTATAACCGTATCTATATGGAGACCGTTAAGTTCGTTAGTCCCCCACTGCATAGATGTCCCATGTATGTTATATACCCCGTATCCATTGGCCACATACAACGGTATGCACAATACATCCCTTTCGCCATGTTGTGACCTCTTTCTAATCCTGCACAACGTACCTTTTATTGTTGTATATTTGTCGCCCATCGTGAGTATGCTTATCTTATCCCCCACGACGATGGCCGTAACTCTGCTCGATGCCCCGAACGAGCCTCGGCATAATATATCTCCTGAATAGAAGCGGAGAGTTCTCCCATTCTTCTGACCATTATGCAGAATATCGCCGTCACATCCAAAATTATTATACACGCGCAGCCCACCGTTGATGCCAATAGAACCGCTGGTATAGAACTCAATACTGCCCGCTTCTTCACCAGCGTTGCCTACGCAGATGAGTTTTTTGAATTTACCTGATGTAGCATCTATCGTTCCAAGGAATTTGCCCTGAATATCCACATCTCCCGTCACACCATCGAGATACGCCTTCCCATTCTGCGAATACAACTTCCCGTCACGGAAGACCCACCCTGCGATTTCTGCATTCTCGGCCAACAACAACCCCGTGGCTACACTGTCGAAAGACGCACCGAATGCGTTCCACTTGCTTGTATTGGTAGGCTCGACCCCCTTAACCTCGCCCGCGTCATTACGGCAGACGAAGTAGGCATTTCCGAACTTGCACGCATCAACCCGATAGCGATTGCCATAATACGTCTTAGAGGCATCATATTCACCGCGGAAGACAAGGGCGGGTGTCGGGATGTCGCCTGCCACATCACTAATGTTCCGCGAATACGCCGAGGCCACTTTCCCTACTTCCAGTTTGGGCATGCAGATTTCACAATAATTCTTTTGCCCAGTAATAGGAGAGGGCAGCAAGCGTAACAAAGCATATTGCTCGGTATCGGTAGGCAACGCATCTTTGGTCTTGAACGTCACGACATGTCTGCGCCACTCCGTGGTGTCATTCGGGGCGTATGTTACGGACAAGTCACTGCCGACATCACGCCTTTCCGCACCATCAACAACCACCAAGCTATTATCCATAGCCGAGGGATAGACGAAAGATTGCGTGCACCACGATTGGTTCACCAGTCTAACCCAATTGAGCGTGGCCTTGCCGTCACGTGGTGCGCTGTCGTTGTATAGGAATGCTGTCATAAGGTACTCGCCGTCGCGCGGAACGTCCGAGAACTCCAGCTCTACCGTCTTGTCCTCGGTCGTATCTATCTGAATGGCTTTCTGCCACGTCCAATCTTTGTTGTATAAGAACACGGCCAGCACCTTGCCGTCAGCCTTTGCACGCGCATCGATACGGCCATTTACTTGTAAGGTATACTTCTGCTTGAAGAATAGATATAGCTTTTGTTCGGCGAACCCGTATGCGCTGCTCGTTTGGTTGATGTCGAGACGACGCGTACCGCTTCGCTCCCAAAAAGATAGCGTGTACCATGTCGATGGCTGCAATTTGGCAATGCCATTCCCGACAAGGGTCTGTTGTAATACGTCGCGATATGGGCTTTCGGAATAACGTTTGTCGTTCGTTTCGACATAGGCGTTCGTACCGTCTTTACCCTTGCCCTTGGCGACATTGTCTTCACCTTTGGTGGCCGTCCACTTGCCCATCTTGGACGCATCCTCAAACTCGCTCTGCTCTAACAGGTTTTCATTCGATTGTGGTAATACCGCCCACAGCTTAGGCGTGCTCCAATTACCCCATACCCCATTGTCGCCCTGCTTACGCGTACACACATACTCAAAAGGATATTCGGCCGTAACGCCCGATGGGTTGTCCGTCCATCCGCTGGGCACATTCCCACTGGTATTCTGCGAGGCGGGCGTGGCTGGTACGGCCTCAAAGTCCGTGCGCTGATAGATGTATTCCACACCCTTTCCGTCCTTGCCCCTTTGCCCTTGGGCTATTACCGCCCAATATCCTACCTCGGTAGGCAGATGACCTTTTGACGGTGTCTTATGCACATATCGGTATGTCGAATAGTTGCCGTCGACAAGGTATGTCACCTCATCGCCATTGTAATAGGTATTGGCGGCATTGTAATCACCGCGGAAACATCCGATTGGGGCTTCGTCCCCCGATT